ATAGATAAACATTATCTCATTAAACATGATGATTTAGCACTTGATGATACAGATCTTTTCTTCTATAAAGATTTCTTTAAAGAAAAATCAGCATATGAAGCGGTTAGAAAATACCTTATATATCTTCCTCAAGAAGGTGTTGTGTTATATAAAAATAATGAACCTGTTGCAAAAATAAGAAGAAAAGATTTTAATCTTGATAAAGAATATCCTTATTCAAAATATGATACAGGATTTCTTATTAAGATTCAAAATGGTATAACATCTGTTAAGTAAAAAAGGGAATAAAATGTTATTTAGGTATGGGACGCTTGGCTATAACTGTAGTACATGTGATAAAAAATATGCATATATTGAACTTGATAAAGATTCAATTGATAAGATTGTTTTTGAAAACTGGGAAAGATCTTCATAACATTAAACCAGTATTAGCTCGTAAATGCGCATATTTCGATGCAGGTGCATATCACGCAAATTGTACAGAGCCAGCTATTTTAGACCCATATAAAGGGTGGCTCGGTGATGAACCAAATCGTTATGATCCATATTATGAGTATAACGGTGAAGGGTTTGAAATTGTTGAGGCCTGAGCATGCCTTTTAAAACTGCTCTTATTTATTTTTTCTTCTCTCTAAATAACAATTAATAAAAGGCTATATTATATGGGTGCTTGGTCAACTATAAAAATAGATAATAAGTATACTATTGGTGAAGTTAAATATGGCGTTCCATATTTTATTAAATTTATTCCTAAAAACAAAATACATACTGATTATAATAAGTTTGTTGCTACAATTAACAAAAAAGATTATATTGGTGCAATGGTTAAATTATTAACTATATCAAAACATCCTTTTGCGAATTATTTTTTATATGCAGGAATAAAAGAACTTGAAAAAATACCAGGTAAAGTTATAACTATTGATTATAGTGATGTTAATTTAGATTGGCAAAAAGATCTACATGTTCACGATATAGTTGCAGGAAATCCTAACATAACAACAAAAGAACTATTTAAAATAAATGAACATAATATGTGGCTTGATTTGATGACATTAACAGGGCTATTATCATATGAAACTGATCTAGTTGGTGCATTAAAATATTTAAAAGATGCTTATCATTCAAATATAAATAAGTTTGTTTATTTGAGAGAACCTAAATTATTTGGAAGTAGTCCAATGTATAAAATTCCTATTTTGCAAAATAAATATATAAGTTCAAACTGGATTAATTTTATAGGACATAGTCATAATATGACTCAACAGTTTAAAGTATTTATTGGAACATTTGTAAAGTATCATAAGTTTCCTATAAAATATTATCTTAAATCTGATTCAAGTGAACTTAAACCTAAAAATTTCACAAATAAAAAATTTGCATTTTATGATATAGGTGTTGTAGAAAGCAGTAGCAGAATATAATGCTACTGCTTTCTTTTATTTTTTATTAAATTAAAGAAAATTTTTTATATAAATCATATTTAGAAAATCTTAGGGACCAGGAGCTCTACTGGTTAAAAATTGAGCAGGGTTTGTGTTGACTTCTGACCCGGAAGTAGGTTTTTATTAGTCCCAGGTGAAGTAAGGAGTTTGAGATGAAAGTATTTTATGAAATTAGTGGGAAAATATTTTTCATAGAACCAGGAGAAGTCGCACATATTTTCCCATCTGATCTAAAAGGTGTTTATAGAATATTTATTCTCCCAGAAGGAATTGGTCTGGAGGAAGAAATGGGGAAGGAAATGGAGATCCTCCCGTGGGATGAAATCCCAATGGATGTTCCTGTAGCGATAGGGAGAATTTCAGAAAGTGGTCAAAAAATAGATGAAATATTAATCCTCCCAAGAGATATTGAGAAATATAGGAGAATTATAGAAGGAGAGTAAGTTCTCTTCTAATATCTCTTTTTTATTTTTTTATTTTTTATATAAATCATTACTAGATATTAATGAAAAGGAGTTCGCTGTGGTTAAAACAGAAAAAACAGAAAAATTTTTCAAAGGGTGTAGATTGTTTGGTTATAAGTTTGTAGATGGGATTAGTGGTCAAGAAGCAGTATATTTTGAAGAAGACAGTACAATGATTACTAACAGAATTGAAAAAGTTTTTCTGTTAAAAATAAATAAAATAATCACTTCAAATATTGATGAGATAAACGGTTGGTATAAATTCAAAGTTAAAAGATTATATCAACCATCAAAAAAACAAAAAGAACTTGTTGAAAAGCATATGAAAGAAATTATGTGGAGATATGGTAATACTTATCTACAGCAAATTAAAGATATTGAGGAGTATATAAGTAGTGTAGAAGAAGATGAGGTAATTACTGTATTAAAAAAGTTAATTGATGTTGCAAAAAATATCGAAAAGAAAATTTCTGATAAAAGTGATCACTTAGCTCAATATATTCCATCAGGTGTGTTTATTGATGTTAATATCAATAATTGGATGGTTGATAAAAGAGGCAATTTGATCAATCCTGATGGTTTATGGATGAGATTAATAGGAGAAGATAAACACAAATTTAAAGAAATCTTCTTCTAATTTTATTTTTTATAGTGAGTTAATCTTTTAATATATTTTATTTCTTTCATTTTTCTATGTTTTTCTTTTGTCTTTCACAAATTTTTCTAACTAATTTATTTGTTTCAAACACAAACTTTTCTCCAATTAATAATCCTTGAATAATATTTTTAGTTGATTTAGAATTTATTTTAATTTCTAAATAACCGTCATCATAATCAACATCTACATCTACTTTAAATTTAAGTTTAATTGCATGTTTAATAGTTCTGAATATTTTATCATTATCACAAAAACTATCTACACTTATTATTGTATAAAAGTATTCTGCATATAAATAAGCAGTATTATTTTTTATTACACTCTCACATTTTGCTGTTTCATGAGATAGTCCGCAAAATGTTTTTGTATCTAATCTATAAACTAATAAATCACCATTATTAATTGCTACAATAAAACCTTTATTACATAAGCCTGCTTCATTTAAAATCCTTTCATAGTAATTATCATCATTCATAATATGATACTCTTTTCTAGATTTATCAAATATTTTTTTAATTGACTTTGGTAATTTTTTTGATAGTTCATTATAACCTAAACATTTACTCATTATTAATCCTTTTATAAGATGTTTCATATAAATAATGATAAGAATATAAAAAACAAAAAAAAAAGGATTGTTATTATGAAACTAGAAGAAAGAATTAAAATACTTGAACAAAATAATTATACTGTTTTATTACATACAAAAAATAATTCAGGTGAAGTTATTTATCATGTTAAGTGCAATAGTTGTAATACTGAATACAAGAAAACTTATTCACAACTATTAAAAGGCTGCACTAAATGCAAAAAGAAACAAGAAGCAATTAATAAGTTTCAACAAAAGATTGATTCAAAATTTGGTGAAAATAAATATCAAGTTATAGAATACATTAACTCAGATACAAAAGCAAAAGTTAAATGTTTAAGATGTGATTCAATAGTTGAGTTTAAACCGAGTGATTTGAGTAGGAAAAGATATATTTGTAAAAGGTGCTTAAAAGAAGGAATTGATTCATATGTTGATAATATTGTTATTCAAAAAGAAGAAATTCCATATGATCAAAAAATTAATTCAATCATTTCAAAATATGATTATATCATCTGTGAAAATTGTGATCAAGAAATAAAATACAACACACGATTAAAATTAATTTGTAAAAAACATAATTATTCATTCATAAAAGAAGCATCAAAAATACTTGAAACATTACACCCTTGTCCAAAATGTGCAAAAGAGATTCAAACATTAAATACCAAAAAGAAAAATTATGAAAAATTTATTCAAAAATCAAAAGAAAAATATAAAGATCAATTTTCATATTTTTCGTTTGAAGAATCAAAATTTGATAAAATGAGCACAAAAGTAAAACTTCATTGTAATAAACATAATCTTGATTTTGAGTGTGAAGTAAATAGTCATTTAAAATCACCAGTAGGTGCATGTCCACAGTGTGTTTATGAATATAGATACTATTCTAAAGCATGTCCTGAAATTAATAAAGTATTTGATAAAGAAACTATGCAAAAAGAATCAGATAAAAAATTTGGTTGGTATGAAATTCTTGATTATAAAGGCAGAAGTGGTATGTCAACTTTATTATGTAAAAAACATAATAAAGTTTTTAAAATAATATCATATTACCACTTCTATTCAGAATCTGGTGCATGTCCAATTTGTTATCAAGAAAATAATGTTATGTTTAAAAAAGAATCCAAAACACAAAAAGAAATATCAACTTATGTTAAAAATATCGTTGGTGAAGATAATGTAAAAGATAACATAAAAATTTTACAATCTTCAAGTAGTGATATAATAAAAGATATTGATATATATGTGCCAAGTTTAAAATTTGGTATTGAATATCATGGATTATTGTGGCATTCGTTTGGTAAATCAAAATATCCTTCATTAAATAATTATAATAAAATCCCTTCTAGAAGGAATGATCATAAATGGAAAGCAGATAAATGTGATGAATTGGGAATAAATTTATTTCAGATTTTTGAAAATGAATGGCTCGATCCAATTAAGCAATCAATATGGAAGTCTATGATTAATGTTAAACTAAATAATATTCATGACAAAATATATGCAAGAAGCTGCAAGATAAAAGAAATTACTGATAATCGTATTATTAAAGATTTTCTTACATATAATCATCTACAAGGATATTCACCGTCCAAAATAAATATTGGGTTATATTATAAAGGTGAATTAGTTTCAATTATGACATTTTCAGAACCAAGGTTTGATTCTTCATATCAATATGAACTTATTCGATTTGCATCAAAGAAAAATACCATTGTTATAGGAGGTGCTTCTAAATTATTTAAGTACTTTATCAAAAAGTATGATCCTGATTCAATTATCAGTTATGCAAATAGGAGGTGGAGTAATGGGAATTTGTATAGAAAACTTGGGTTCATTAATCAAGGAATAACAACACCTAATCATTTTTATGTAAATCTTGGAGAAATGAAATTATATAGCAGGTTAAAGTTTACTAAAAATAAATTAGAAGAACTATTAGTTAATTATAATCCAAATAAGTCAATATTAGAAAATATGCTAGATAATGATTTTCGAATTATTTATGACGCAGGCAACTACAAATTTGTATGGAAAAAGGAAAAATAGCAAACGAGTACAGCATAAATAGCTGTACTCGTTTTTTTTTTTGTTAATTTGATTGATATTAAGAGAAATTGATTAATCCTATACCTTGAGGTCTGATTAATTTTTTGCTATATCTTGATTTAAGTGTCAAGCTAGGCACACTTCCAAGAGGGAATGGTTGCATATACAATGGCTTATAGTAGTACAATCCATAAACACTTTCTTTAGGGTTTGCAGATTTCAATAGTACTGGAACTTTTCCTTGTGGTACAAGTGGTGTAGTTAGGATTTTCCATTTGTTATTGATTGTTCCAATCTCATACGCACCACCTTGTAGTCCCATATCACCATCAGCTGCATTTCCAGTTGCTGTATATCCATTGATTGACTGGAATACTGTAGCATCAATTGGGTTTACAAGTAATACATTACCTTGACCAATGTTAGTATCGCTGTAGATGATGTTACTGATTTTGTTAATTACTGGAACAACATTTTCATGCCACGCTTTAGTACCAAATGCGAATGTGCTTGGTGGTTGAACTGTGAATGTATCAATTGCGTTTGCATGTTGATTTTGTGCGATACCGATTATATCTTGAATAATTTCGCTATCGATTTCTGTTGCAATTTGTGCACCAAGAATTGCGATCATTTCAGATTTAATATCAATATCAAGTAATGCTTTTGCATCTTGTTCTAGTTCGATTGTCCAGTTAGTTTGTAGTGCTCTTTCTTTAGTGTTGATTTCAACTTTTTCAGTTTGTAGTTCAACTCTTCTGTTGAAATCATTCATTTCTGTAGATACGCTACCAGCAAATACGATTTGTTTTGCATTTCCGTTAACTGCCATAATAGTAGCATCACCAGTTTTGAAGTTAACATTACCAACAATAATATCAGTAGTTCCGTCTGCTAGTGTAATTTCAGAACTATATACTCCACCATCAATTTGAACTGGGATGTCAACATCTACTGCGTTTCCATTTGCATCAAGAACTTTTACGATTTTAAGATCTCTTTCAAGAGATGCTTCAGTTGTTACGCCTACTACATCTGTTTTAATATTTCCGTTGAAGTTAAGATCAACTGGAGTATCAGGAATTGGCATAGATGTAGTTGTATTGTAGTTTGGTAAGTTACCAATTACATTACCATCTTTGTCTTTCATTACATATTTAATGAAATATCTTACAACTGTTGGAGCTTCGATATTTTCAAGAGTTACAGCTTCTTTAGCTACAAGTCTTGGGAAGTATACTCTGATTAGTGGGAAAATCATTTTTTGGTATGGGTTAATTGTACCAAAAGTAGTTGCTTCCATTAAAGCTGATTCTCTTAGAATTGGAGCAGCTTTAGTAATTAGTTCTTTAGTAGTTGCGTCTGCACCTTCAGTAAGACCTTTAATATAATCATTGAATGCGTCTTTGTTTGTTAAAAGCTTGTCAAATTCCATAAGTGGGTCAATATTATGCATACTTTTAACTGCATCATAAGACTCAGTTAAAACTTCTTTTACCACTTTAGGATTAACAGTCATTCCTGCTGAAACATTTTCTGCGAACATGTTTGTATCCTTTTTATGTTTTTATTTTACTTAATTCAAAAGTTGTTATCATCGTTACAACTAATTGAAAGAAATTTAATCAAATTAATTTCTTATTCAAATAGATGTTATTTTATTTTTTGTATTTGAAACAGAAAAATTAAACAAAATTTTTTATATAAATCATTTTTAGATGCTAGGGCCGTTTTATAGTTTATGAGTATGCGCCCTAGCGAAAGGAGGTAAATTTATATGAATTATCTCGTCATTGGGGCTGGGGAGTACAAGGAAAACTATGGTTCGAGCTCTTCTAGAGATTATTGAAGTAATCTTATAAATCTCTAGAATTGAGCTCCTCCTCAGCCCCATCATTATAAAAATATTTTTTGTTTTTTCTATTTTTTACCATAAAAATTAAAGAAAAATTCTCATATAAATCATATATAGATAATTTAGGGAACTGAGGATTGTGCTCCCTTCGGGTTGAGCTGCATCAGTTCCTATAGTAGGAGTTAAGGATGATGAGCTATTTTAAAATAAGACCAAACTATATTAGAATTTTAAGTAATCCTACAAATGAGCAAATCAAACTTGCAAGAATGTTGCATCAAAATGTTGCAGATATAGATGTAATAGTGAGAGATGAGAATTCTCTGTTATGCGACATTATGATTGCAAGTGATGATGAAGAGCTCGTGGCTGCAATTGAAACTATTTTGAGGAAAGGAGTTATGAAATGAGAGCATATGATTATGTGAAAGGCATGTTAAAAGAACTAACTAAAGTCGATGGTGTAGTTGTTTTAGGGTATAATGTAAGTAAAGGTCTTTTAGTTGAACTATATAAAAATGAAAAAAGAATCGCTAAACTATGGTACAACGATAATATTGATAGATTTTGTACTCAAATTAAAGCGGTGAAAAGAATTATCGCTGCTTAATTTTCTCTTTTTATTTTTTATCAAAACAAAAAAAATGAGTAGCCAAATTTTATTTTTTGACTACTCTAAATTTTCAAGATTTTTCAAATAATCTAATCCTTCAAGTAATGATCCTCTTAATGCAGTAACTTTTACTGTTTCTAATACATCAGGGTTTTGAATTGATTCTTGTAATGCACATACACCGTTAATACATATTGCACCATTAGATGCTTGTGTATTGTTTGTGTTTTTCAATAAATAATCAGTTGATTCTAACATTGGAGATTTAACCATTGGTTTTACATTTGGGTTAAATTTAGCAATTGGGTTTGATGGATTAATAACTGCATCATAAGTTACAAATACAAAGCCTTGTGGTACTACATAATTAATACCATTTCTTTCTTGTGTACTACCAATAGCTCTTAAACTAAATCCGATTGTTCCTTTATCAAGAACAATAAAGTTAGTCATATCTTGTCCCCAATGAGTATGCAATGTTCTCACATGTCCCATTATATATTTTCCATCAATCCAAATTTTGTCAATACTGTGTGACATTAGTTTTGGATCAATAGTTGTAATTCTTCTTAAATACTGTTCAGTAGTAGGCATTACACCTGCTTCAAATACAGGGTGTCCATATTCACCTACTAAATGTTTTTCTCTTACTAATGGTTGAATAGATTCAATAACTGGTCTCATTAATTCAGTAGAATATACTCTTGCATTATTATTTACATCATCTAATTTTTGTAGAGGAACTTCTATTGTACAGCTCCATCTACCTGTATTTACATCTTTTGATTCAGTCAGGACTTTATAATCTCCATGTCCTGCAATAAACATATCACCTAACGGATGTAACATCATCTTTTATCCTTTAAAAACACAACAAGCATTATTTAGCTTGTTGTGCTAATATTTTTTGTTTGAATGAACTTACAGATTCACAACTTCCGCCTTCTTTATATCTATATCTTTTTGCTTTAGAGTCCCATTCAATACAATCACAAGCATCATATATAATAGTATGACCTTTATTACCAAGAGCATCAGCCATTGCTAATGTTACTCTTGCACTAACATATTTTGCTTTATTTAATCCAGAAAGTTGTGAACTAATTCCTGCAGCATCTACAAGTAGGGCATATTTAAGAATTTTACATACCATTGGTCTTGATACAATTGCAAGTAACATAAAGATACCAACACCAACCATAATACCAAGAACAGTAACAATAAAATTCATTGCTGCATCTTTAATATTTTTTAATAGATCAATAATTTTTCCAAATATAGTTGGTGCTTTTTTAGTGAAAGATTCACTAATACTTCCATCACTTTCAACTAATGCTAATGGTTTAGTAGAAATTGAGAAATCAGTTGATTCCATATTTCCTGATTTTTCTTTTAGTTTTTTAACAAGATATCCAACTGTTCCTACTAAAACAAATGTTACTACACCAAAACCTACAAGTTCTTTACCAGTAATTTTTTCACCAGCAATTGTAGATTCTTTATCAATATCCTTTCCAAGCATTTTTGCAACTTTATTAGCAAGTGCATTTACACCTGGAACATGTGTTTTAATCCAATTCCACAGAATTTTAAATGCTTTAACAATAGTGTTAAACCAATCTTTTATCAATCCCATAATTTTAGAACCAAACCATTTGATAAATGCTAATGGTTTACTAATTTTTTTAGGATCAGCTTTAACCATCTCATGTTTAGCTTCAGCAACTTGATTAGATTTAGATTTAAAAAGAGAAGCTATTTTTTCTTTAAATACTTGAAAGACGCCTTTTTTAACATCATCGCCTTTTTCATCATCTTCAAGTAATGCAGATCCAATATATAAAGGTTGTCCTGATTCTTGAAGAACCATGATATCTTCATATAAGTTTACTTGTTTTATCATATCAAAGTCCTTTTTATAGTTGTTTCACGCTATATCAATTTATTAATTTGATTTACTATTTGTTTTAGAACATCATTAAACTGTTTTATAATTTTAGTTTGTTCTTTTGGTTCATATTGGTTATAGTTGTTTACAAAAATAACAAATAAATATCTTAATTTATATAGTTGTGTTAAAATATCACTAAATTCAGAACTATTTGTTATCATCATATTTTCTGATAATTTAATTAGTTTATCAATGTTTGATTTTATTGATGCAAGTTGTACTTTTGTTTTAACATCAATATTACCTAAACTATCATCATCTTCATTTGAATCATCATCACTATCAGTATCATCATCAGAATCAGATTCGTCATCATCTTCTAATAAAATTTCTTGATCTTCTAAAAATGGATTTTGCGATTCGAATAGTTCATAATATTCTTTATCAATAGTATTAATTGATTCACTCATTTCAGAGCCTTTTTGTTGAGATTGTTTATTAAAACATAATACTAATAATTCTTTACTATCAATTTTAATCTTTTGGAAATTAAATCTCTGATAATATTTCACAGTGTTACTGTTTAATGGTTTTAAGATAATACAAGAATTTGTTCTTTTTGCAAGTTTCATAACAAAATTTAATAAATATGAACCAATTCCTTGATTTTGAATTAGTGCTGCTAAATTTGTTATATAAATTGCATTTTTTACTTTTAATGCTTTACAATATTTATCATTAGATTTTAAATATCTAAATCTAATTAGACCTAAAACTCTACCATTTTTGACATAAATATAGATTTTAAATGTTTTTAGTTGGTCCTTTATAACTTCAGGATAAATATCAATGTTAAATCTTTTTTGATAAATCTTTCTATAATCATCAAAATATTTATCAAGATTATCTTTTGTTAATTCTATAATCATAATTAATCCTTATTTATTCCAATGAGACCAACCAAATAATCTAACAGCAATATAAAATACAGTTGCAAAGAATCTAGAAGCTAATGTATTATTTCCTAAAACTTTTAGTCCACATCTTAATATTTCATCTGCTGTCTTTCTATCTACTTCATGTGTTGTATATAGATAATCATGAACCACAACAACAGGATTATATACATATCTATAAGGAACTAAAGGTTTTAGAAAACGAGGAACAGAAGCAAAATCTGTTTCAAATCCTTTTGGAACTACAAAATATATATTTTTTATTATTACTTTAAGGTCTTCATAAAGGATCCAATTTTTAGGATCCTTTGAATTAAGCTTAACAACAACAGTTGATTTGATTTTATTATGTTCTTTTAAGTACTTTTTATCTTTCTTATTAAAATTTATAACTGGCATAATACACCTCATTAGTCTTTTAATAAGTGTTCTTAAAATTAATCACATTCAGGAGGAATGAACCCTAAGATATCAATTACTGAAGAAATTTGTGGAGTTCCATCATCATTAGTAGGGGCAAGTTGCCCCATTTCATCAACTAAACCAGCTGTATAATCAAGATACATTTGAGGTGTAAAATCAGGATTAGAGAAAATATATTTCATGAATACTATTCCTCTTCTTGCATGTTCAAAATCTTTACCACATACAAGTAATTTTGTTCCTCTTCTAACCCCTTCAATTTTTGCAATAAGAGCATCATATATCTGTTTCCATTGTTCACCATTTTGTAAAACTATATTAATTAAGTCATCAACTGAAACACCTGATGTTTGAGCTTCCCATTCAAAAAATTCTTTATCTCCTTCAAGTGCTTTTTCATATTTAAGTTTGTAATTATCTACCTGTTGCTTAGGAACACCTGGTAAAATCAAATATGGTGCTTCATCAGTTAATTTTGCAGCAACTTTTTTGATAATATCAAGGTAATTTTGTTGTAAATCATATTCATATTTATCTTGATCAAAAATCCATGTATTATTTTCTTCATCAAAATGATAATATTCACCTTTTGATAATTCAGGTATTTCTACTTCTGTATAAGCATAAATATCACCAACATTTAGCTTATTAAATGCATCAATTGATTGTAATACCATTTTGAAATATTTTGTTTCTTTATCATAAACATATAACATTATCTAGCTCCTTTTTAACCAAATAGTGCATGAAATAGATCAGTATATGTTACAGTACCGCCATTCCACGCATCATCAGTAACAGTCCACATTACAACAAGTACTGCTTGTGCTCTATCAAATAAATAAGCATCATAATCATTATCAGTATTGGTATCGTAATCATGAACTTGTACAGGTTTATTTGAAAATACTATATGATGTATTGATGGATCTTCTCCTCTACCGTGTTCAACTACTTTATATGATGTATAAATTTCTTTATTTTCATCTATTTTTATATTATGTTCAGCTAATACATCACCATATCCATCAGCACCAGTGTTACCTGAGAATTTAATATTATTAACTGAGTCAAATTTAAAAATTAGAAATCCTACTGATCTATAAATTGAGTTACTATATGCAAGCCTAATATCATCAATTGTAATATAATTTCCCCTATCATAAATATCATCACCACCATCATTAATATAATAGTCATCACCATCATACCTAATAGGATATGTATATTTTTCATACGCTCTCAAATTATCACGCCATGTATCAACTAATACTAATGGCGGTGCATCATCAGGAACAGCACCATCAGTAACAACTGATATTTTTCCAGTTTCTGGATCAATAAAAAATTTACTTGTATCAAGATAAGATTGTAAAAATTCATCAGGTGAAATTATTTCTGTTTGTTGAAATTTTTCTTTAAATGTATCTTCTGTTAATATTAAGTTAACATTATCATTAACATCTTTTGTATGTAATTCTCCAGTATCAGCATTTAATACAATTTCGCCTTGTTTCATAGCACTTTTAATATCATCTGTTAAATCACCACTATACCTTCTTGGTAAAAATATAATTCCCATTTGTAATATCCTTTTTATTAAAAATTTAACAAAAAATAAAGTGAAACAACCTTTGTAGTTGTTTCACTTATGTATTCTCAAAATTAGAACCATCCACCATCAACTTGATCAACAAATTCTAATCCTGATTCATCTTCTTTAACTGCTACAAGTTTACCGCCTTGTCCACTATATGAACCAGGTGTATCATCTAAACCTAAGAATGTTGTTCTACCAACATTAGATGCTGCAGTTGAAACCCATTTACTATTATTTGCATCCCAAATTAAAACATCACCATTATTTGGGTTTAGATTATCATCAACATCTTTAATATCTTTTAGGTAAAGAACAACATCACCAGTTTTACCATTTACTGATGTAACAGCATCAGGAGTTAATATTTCTGTCCAATCAGACATATCACCGTTATTATTGTTATTTCTAATATAAGTTTTTCTTTCATCAGTTCTTACTGCGATATCTCCTGTTTGTGCATCAAGATTTAATTGTTCATCTTCACTATTTACAACAAATACTTCTGAAATTGATAGCGCAGGTAATTGATCAGTAGGAATTTTTCCATTTTCATCAAGTGTAGCTACACCATTAGCTTGTGCTTTTTCAGTTTGTGGTATGAAATAATTTCCATCTATCTTAATACCACCAGCAGTAGACCCATCACCTACATATAACTCATGAGTATCAGTAGTATAGATTAACTCACCTTCAGCAGGAGTATAATTTAATCTATCTTTACTTAACCCTCTTTTTATAGTAATAGTTACTTGCATTATTCCTTCCTTTTATATGTTTTTTTAGTTATTTTTAAAATGTTCCACAATCAAGAAAACTAACTTCATCAACAATTTTCTGACTTGACCAAGTTGTTTCATTTGATACATTATCATCATCAATACAACAAGAAACATTATCTAATTCTTGTTGTATTTTTTGACTTGACCAAGTTGTGTAATTTGTTATAGCATTGTCGTCAATTTCAGTTTGTGGAAAATAATAGTTCAATATATTTTCAATACTATGTGATGTAGTAGTCATATTATTTCCTTATTTATAACGACCTATTCTATCTTTTTAAGTTGTTTAGAATAGATCACCTTCATCTTCACCACCACCTGATTCTTCTGTTGCATTCATAATTTCTTCAATTTTTTCAGATAATTCTGCATCATCAATAGTATCAATATCAAGCCAAGGTAATAATAATTTGATGAAGTATTTTTTAGGTAATCCAAGATTTTTAGCTGTTTCTGCAATAGTTCCTATATTAGAGAACATTTCACTCATTCTTTCAATAATAAGTGCTGTTGGCGGATTTAGTTTAACTTGAACATTATTAATTAATGGATCTGGACCAATAGTTTTAATATATAATAGTTTAACAAGTTTATCGATCCCTCTATTTAATGGTCTTTGTATTTTAGCGATAGTTTTAGAATATTTAGCATTCATTTGTGCTAATGTATATCTACTATCTTCTGGCCTTTCTAAACCTAAATAGTTAGGAGGTGTATCTAATCCAGATATAATTTGATCATTCATAAATTTTAAATCTTCAATTTTACTTTGTAAATCACCTGATGGTTGAATTTCAATTTCAAAGAACTGTTGTCCTTGTCTCATAGGAACCCATAAATCTTCAAATTGAGTTAATTGTTTTGTTAATGTATCAACATCCTGTGTCATATCAATAGCATATTTTCTTTGTGTTAACTCTCTTTTGATTTGTTGAATATATTTAGCACTATCATGATCAAGACCAATATCTACTTTAAATATTCTTATATCAGGAGCTCTTGTGAATCTATAGAGCATTGTTGCATTATTACCTATAATTAAATACTTTGCAAGCTCTCTAATAGCATCAAGTCTTGATGTTCCATAAGGAAATTTGTTACCAAGGTAATTATAAACCATATTATCAACAGGAATAAATTTAGTTTGTATATCACTTATTCCTTGATCATATGAACTTAATAATTTAGCAACATATGCTTCATACTGTGGATTGCTATCAAGTAACTTTTTAACATTTTTAATATTTGAATCTTGGAATAATTTTGTTAAAACATCACGAGCTAATTGCTCATTAGGGGTAATACTTCCTGGTTGTGGTATAATTACTAAAAATCCAAGTATTGTATTAAAAGCGTGAACGATTAATACATTTTTTGGACTAATAACATTTACTTCAATTTCATCTAAATTTGATAATAATGGTTCATCTCCATCTTTTTTATCATCTTCAAGTAATATCATACTTTCTGATAATTGTAAAATATTATCATATTCTTTATCAAAATCAACAATATTAATTTGTGATTTTCCTTTTTCATCTTTTGACTCAAGAAGAGTGAATCTTTTTTCTAGATAAAAATCTTGTTTATTTTCTTGAGGAATTTTTTCTTCTGAGTCTTGCAATACTTTATATTTTAATAGTTGCTTTTTATTTTCTTTAATCTCAATAAAATAACAGCCGAATACAGCAAGATCTCTTGCTGCAGCTTCAGCAATACTTTCTAAATCTTTTGATTTTACAATATTTTTCATACTTTGAATTATTTTCTTTAATTCAGGGGTAATTTCTACAAAACCATCAGTCTCATATCTAAAAACATTACTAAAATTATTATCAGGTGTAATTGTATTATCAACTAAAGTTTCAATTGCTGCTGCAACTGTTGGTAGTTTTTCCATTATTTTTTCGTAATCATTATATTTACTTAATCTATCTGGTTCTAAACTATATTGATTTTTTTCAGCTTCAGAAAATAACTTCTCAACTTCACCATTTTTATCAATAGCATTACTCTCTGCTGATAAAAGAGAGTTTATAGAAATATTTTTTAACTGTTCAAAATTTGATGATTTTTCTAATGTTTTTACAATAATAGAATCTAAATCTACATTAGATTTAGTAACTAATTTTTGTAACGCTTCAAAAGGATTAGCCATTATTTAGCCTTTTAAGAATGTTCTTAATTGATTCTTGCCTCATATATATTTTTCAAATGATCTTTTGTTAGAATTTGATTATCAAATAATAATATATCAAAATCATGAATTAAAAATTTAACAAATGCCTCTTTGTTACCATATTTAATATCAATAATTTCTTGAACAGCTTCACTTTCTCCATATAATTCAAAAAATAACTTAACATAGTTTCTCACAAGATTATTATATTCATCTTGTAATATTTCATTATTCTTAATAAATGTATATCTACCAAGTTCATATTTCATAAAATAATTTTTATATTCTTCAAGAATTGTAATATAAACACCGTATATAGATTTAATATAATCAGCATCATGTTGCTTTTTTGTTTTGTTTTTCATTTTATATATAAATGAACCTACACCTAACCCAACAAGTAAACCATAAACTGAACCTTGAATCATTGGATTTGCTAAAATATCTGTAAACATTATATTCTCCTTTTTCAAATAGTTAGTTAATAAAAAATAAATGTGAGAGTAGAATTATTCTACTCTCACTATATAACTTAATTTTATTCTTCATCATCTTCATCAAAAGAAAGATCTAAATCTTCATCATCCTCTTCATCATCATTATCATTATCATCATCTTCGTCTTCATCATTGTCGTCATCAGAATCTTCATCACCATCATCAAATTCTATATCTTCATCATCAGAATCATCATTATCATCATCACAGCTGTTACTATCATCATCGTCAGAACTATCGTCATTGTCATCGCTGTCGCTGTCATCGTCAGAACCTTCATCGTCTTCGTCATCATCAGAATCAGTTTCATCATCTGATTCGAATAAGAAACTTAAATCATCAGATTCATGAAGATCTTCGCTTTCTTGCATACTATCACATTCATCTAAATCATCAGCATAACCGTGATCATATTCATCATATTCACTTGGTTCATAATCTGCTGGTAATTCGCCATGAGGTTCTTCAACATCAGGGATTCCATCACCATCTAAATCTGCTTCTGGATCTTCTGCATAAATTGGATTAATATCATCTTCTACATCAGCAGTATCAACAGCTACAGCTGGCTCTTCGATAACATCTTCTTCAGGATTTTCTTCTAGAAATCTATCTACAAGTTCAATATCAGCAGGATCTACATAATCTTCAGCAATTCCGTCAAAATCGTCATCAATTGCTAAATCTTCATCTTCGTCTTCATATAATCCTTGATTTCTAGTAGTGTGAGCATTCATATCAGAATCTTTTGATTCAACATCTCTAATAATTTGCTCAGATAATGAATCAAGTTGAGCCATTGCTTCAGCTTCTTCTAAAATTACAGATTCTTCTAACGGTCCGATATCAGTAAATTCACTTTCAAGTAAATCTACATTTAGTGACTCTTCTAGAGCATCGATATCTGCAACATCACCGAATACATCATTTTCTGTTAATGCATCACTTTCACCATTATCAATAGCAAATTCACTTTCTAAAAACGCATCAAAATCATAATCTTCAGATGCTACAGATGTCATATCTTCATTTTCAAATAATTGATTAACTACTTTATCAGTTTCGCTAATTAAATCATCAACATCATTTGATTTTTCAAACGCATCGATATCAAGATTCCCATAATCATCAAAATCTAAACCTTCATCGAATAGTTCAAAATCTGGTTCATCAACTTCAGGTTTATCTGGATTTGAGATTGGATCTTCTTTATCTCTTTTTACCTTGTCGAAAATTTCAGAAAACTTGATTTCTTCAAGTTCGTCTTGAATTTTATCAACTCTTGTAAGAGCATCACCTTCTAAAAGAGCATCTCTTACAACTTTTAATTCATCATTACTTAGCATTCCCATAACTATATCCTTTTACCTTTTAATTGTTGTTATTTAAAAAAGATTCACTAGTTGTTACTAAAAGATTGATATTATATACAGAAAAAATAAAAAATAAGAGAGTGAAAAGATTCACTCTCTTTATTACAGTAGAGATCCTAATGTATTATCCTCACCAGGTTGTGTTGCAGGTATAATATTTTGTTGATACTGCTGGTCTCCTTGTTCTTGTGATACATTAAATAATGAATAAGTACTAAAATCAACGCCAAGTTTAAATGTAACACCTTTAATATAATTTCTTTGTTTTTCAATTTTCATAAATAATTCTTTTTGGTTTGCATTAGCAAGATTTATATACTCACCTTGCCAAGCAGCAATAACAACATCACTGTTATCAATAATACCAGAACTCTCCTTAATATCAGATAATGATAATTCACCTTTATCAAAAGAATCTTTTTTAACTTGAACTCCTGTTACAACAGGAACATTATAAAGTACTGCGATATTTTTTAACCCTGCTGTAATTTCTTCAAGTTGTAATCTTTTTTCTGATCTTTGAGTATCAGAAATCATAATTCCTAAGTAATCAACAAATATTGCTACTGGGAATTTACCTTTTACTTTTTCTTTTTCAATATATTGAATAATTCCTAATGGAGATGTAGTAAATCCTCCTCTATATTCCATATCAAGAACTGTATCAAATTCACTTAATTTTTCTTTCAATTCATCAATATTATTTTCTATATCTTTTATTGAATTTATAGGTCTCCCTAACACTCCAGGTAAATATCTCTCAAGTGATTCATCAATACTATTTTCAAATGTAAAATAATATATAGTAGGCTTTCCCTCAATTCCTGCATATTCTTCTTTCATTTTTTCTTGAATTATATTATAAATAGGTGTGCCTTGTTTAAGAATTCTTTGTATTTCTCTGGCAAGAGACAGCATCACTGTAGATTTCCCATCACCTGATTTCATAGCGAATGTATATAATCTTGAACTATGTAACCCGCCATTCAAATATCTATCAAAATGTTCAAGTTCAGTATATAAAACAATTCTATCTTTTAAATAATATTGTTTAATTCTTTCAATAATTCCCTCAATATTTTCAGCAGAGATTTCTATACTATCATCTGCTGCACTTTTATCAAGATTCACTAATACATTAATAAGTTCACTCATTACTGTTTGGAAATTTTGTTTTATTTCTGAAGTAGATTTTAGTTCTTTATTCAAAATCTTCATAGATACTTCTTGTATCTTTTTAACATTTTTCATTATATTTATTGTTGATACTGTCTCATTAATTACATATTTTAATTGAACAATATCATTTTCTGTTAAAGTTTGCGTTTTTAGTGAGTTAATTATATCATCTGCAGTAAAGTCAGCAGCAATAACTGATGCTACTGCTTCATGTATAGTTCTATTATTCATTAGTTCTTTAACAATATTTATTAATATTGACCCAATTGAATTTGATTCATCAATATATTCATTTTTGATTAAAGAATTTAAATTTCTTATAAAAGTTAAGTCATCAAATCCATCATAATTTAATAAATATATTAATGCATTTTTTACATATGATAATGGCAACATTGATACAATCCTTTTTAGTTATTTATATAAAATCACCAACCTCTCCTATATTCACTTGGAACATTAAGTTCACCGTGTTTGAATATCTCAAGATCAGGAAATACTCTTTTATTCATTTGTAATATTTTATCATGATTTAATTCTTGCAATAGTTCAACAGCTTCCCAATAATTTTTCATTTTTGCATGAAGATTTCTTGTAAGTTTTCCTTCATTTAGCATCATTAAATATTGCTCAATAACATGATTAAATTTAATTCTATCACCTTTTTCATAATAATCAAGAGCAATATCAGCCATTTTAAGTGCATAGTTTTGTAAATTACTATAGAACATATAACTTGTTAAAATAATATAAGCCCAATATTTTTGATTTATTCTATAAGTTGATCTATTATCATCATACAGATAAATTTCTTCTTGTGAAATATCAGGAAATCCATAATCATTAGCAATTTTTCTCACTATTTTTCTTAAAAGAGCAGCATTTGTGATATCAGCACTTAATCCATGAACTCTTTTTTCTAAATCTAGAGATTTAAAACTCACTGTTACAAGTTTATTATTCAAAAATACTCTAAATTTTGCTGCAGCAGATTGTCCTCTTAAAATAGATGAACCATCATTTGATACATGTAAATTGATTCCATGAAATCTTTTTGCACTTCTTTGAATCAATGCAAATTGTAGGAAATCTAATGGTGCCATTACTCCAAGAATATGTAATAAATAGTAATCAGCCCATAAATTTTCTTTAATTCCGTGAAGAATTAATGCTGCAGGAATTACATATAGTGGATAAGCTACTGTTTGCGGATTGCTTCCTTGTGCAACACCACCAATAGCAAATTTATTCATCTTTTTAAATATATCATATTTTACATGTAAAGCATCCCATAAATTTAATAATTGTCCTTTAAATTGTAAAACCCAAATTATTTTTTGTAAAGATTTTTCATCAAGTGTGCTTAACATATTATCACATGATTTACAATTTGCTTCCCATAATATTTGAGGATGAGTAAATCCTGGTGTTGGAATATCTGCATGAATATCCAAACTAAATGCAAAATCAACATCATCACTATTATGAACAAAATCAAAATAGTGTTCAGTCCATGTTAAAGCATTTTCTAATGGTAAATATCCCATGATTACCTGGTGACCAGCACTATCTAGCATTAATTTATGTTTTTTAAGAAATGGCTGTTTCTTAACAGAATGAATATCTTTGTTGAAATAATCTTTTGCTTTACCATTAATAATACCTTCTTTTTGTTTCTTAGGGTCATGTCTATTTGTAGTCATATATAGACCTGTTGAATAAATATATCCCGGAAGATATTCATCTAAAAATTTAGTTATTCCTTCTACAGTAAATGTCCCTTCATTAATTCTTCTCTCCATAATCCCACTTGAAGTAGTGATTGCTGCTTCAATAAAAGATAGTGAATCATCAAATTTATTATTTCTTGTAGAATCAATTAATCTATATTTATCATCAATATGAACTAAATTATTCACTACAATCTCCTTGTTCATTTTTAGTTTGTTTGAATTATTTATATAGAAAAAATAAAAAGAAGAGTAGATCTCATTAAGAGAAATCTACTCTTGAATTTCCACCTGTTGTAATAGTATTCTGTGCAACATGAGTGCTATTTGTTGAAACATGTGTATTTGACATATTGTTAATAACTTGTTGATTATTAATAATAACAGGCATATTAACTTGTGCTTCTTTTGTTGTTTCAGTTTTAGTATGCACTTCTTTAGTTTGTCTATATGTTGCATTTCTATTTGTGATTAATTGTTCAGCAAGTTCAGTATATTGCATTGTTAAACCTGTTGGTTTTGTGTTATTTTCTGCAATAATATTTTGATTATTTGAAATCTGTTCACTTACATTACTTACTAAGTTACTATTTGTAATAGTAGGTTTTGTTATGTTTGTAGTAATTGTTGTTTGTTGAGTTGGTGTGTATACAGGTTGAGTATTTTGTGCAACTACTGCTTTTTCTACTTGATATGGTGTTATATTTGTAGTTCCTACTACATTAGATGCAACCATTGTAGGAACATTTATATTTTGATCAAGTATTTTAGTATTAGCAGATGCTACTTTATATTCTGTTTCAGTTAATGTATTTATAAGTTTCGCAAGTGTTGATTTATCTTTAAATTTAAGTGAACTTATATTAATATTATTTTTAACAAGTAAACTTTCAAACTTATCTCTTGTAACATATAATTGTTTTTCAGCTATTTGTTTTACAAGAGTATTAAGTCTTTGATCTTCAAATTTTCCTTCATATTTTTTAAATACTGAACTTAATACTTTATTGGTAACAGGACTTTGTGTTAATACAATATTTTGTGCTACAGGATTAACAACAGGAGTAGTTATGTTTGATGTTACTGGTTGTTGAAATCTAGATATATTCGGTATATTATATGAAGCAACTGTTGTTTTGGGAATATTTATTGTTTTATTTTGAACAAATGCTTGATTTCCTCTTGTTATAGGCGTTACTGATGTAACAGTAACATTATTACCATTTACATTTAAATTAATATTTAGATCAACTATAACTTTTGGAATATTTTTTAATGTTGTAGTAGTTGTAATTATATTTTGTTTAGATTCATTTGATACAACAGTATTTTCAACAGGTGTTGGTTTTGTTGAATGTAATGCAGCAGTTAATGTTGTAGCAGTTGTACTTGGTGCTGTTGTATGATAAATTTCTGTTTTTGTTGTTGTATTTTGTGCAGGTTGAATATTAGTTGGTGATGGTGTTCCTGCAACTAATGATGTTGCAAGTGCTGTGCTTGCTAGTAATTTTTTAATAGGTGATGATTTTTTAGTTGGTTGTTCATTATTATAGTTTGTGTTATTTGATGCAACAACAGTTGATACACTTTGTGGTACTCCACTTTCAGCAACAATAGTTGGAGTTATTGGATGTTCTTGTAAATATTGTCTATATTTATTATCAAAATCCATCATTTGTGCAACAAGTTCTCTTGATCTTCTCCCTGTTTGGAAATACCAAGCAGAATCTTGCATTTCTATTGCTGCTTTTCTATAATCACCTTGTTTAATGGCTCTGAGCATTTTCTTAAATTCGCCAAGTTTACCAACACCCATATTAAATGCCATATCAAGTAAAATATGTTGAACTTCTAATGGTTGTTTTTTAACCCAAGGATATTTTGAATAAAGAGCTTTTGCAGTTCTTGCTATATCATAATATAGAATAGTTTCATTTTCTTCCATTGTAATAGTGTCTTTATCAACACCAATAATTTTTCTTAATGGAATTCCGCCATGTGCTGTATCAATATTATGTCCAGTTCCTATTGTCCAAATACCTTTACTATCTTTATATTTATGAAGTTTAACACCTTCATATCTTTTAATTCTTTTTGCAAATTCATGTATATTAGGCACAAGTCTTGCAGCTTCATTATAATATTTTTTATACAACAATTGAATTTTATTTTCATTACCAGTTATTTTTAAAGGTTTTGCATAAGTTAATTTTGGTTGAGATGTAATTCTTACATTTTTTAATTCTTTATTGTATCTATTAACATTATTATTAACAGGAATAACTGGTACTTCTACATTAGGTTGTGTAAATGTTGTTATATGTTGTTCTTTATTAACAAAATCATTTACTGTTTTATTATTAGGAATTACTGTATGTTTTGGCTTATATGATGTTGTTGATACTTGTTGTTTAATAGGTTTTACTGGTTTAGGTGGAACTGCCTTAACAACATTTTTATTTTGTGGTTCACTCACATGTTTAATTTCAGGTTGAACTACAGAACTTAATGCAGTTTTTAAGTCACCTGTTTCTTTATAAGTTTCAACAAATTTCTCCATCTGTTTATCAGTTAATCTATAACCTGCAACACGCCATATTTTATTTTTAACATCATAAACAACTGCTGCATTTTTCTTATTTTTACTTTCAATTGAATAAACTAAAAATCCATTTTCAGGAGCATAACCTAATACTTTATATTTAGATTTATTGAGAATTTTTTCTTCACTCTTAATTGCTTTTAAAACTTGACTAACTGGTAAAAATTTTTGTTTAATAGTTTCAGCAAGTTTTTTAGGAACTTTACCTGTTTTAGTAAATGCTTCTTTTACTTTATAAATATATTCATTAGGAACAAATCTTCCCAATACCGCCCATCTTTTAACTTTATCTGAATAAAATAAAGATAATCTATTATGTCCTTTTTCTAAAAATCCAACAGCAGTTTCACCATATTTCTTATTATGTATTACTCTTAAGCTTTTAATTCCTTTTGGAACTAAATGAGTTTTCATAAATTCAAGAGCTTCTTTTTGTCTTTCATACTCTTGTTTTTCATATTCATTCATTAAACCAAATTTGTATTTAAAACTTTGAATATAACTATAATATTTTTTAGTTGCTTCTTCTTTATCAATAAATCCTAAAGAAAAATGATCAGCAAGTGTCCCTAAATACATAGAAACTGATTGTGATGTTGAAGCAGGATTATAGTTATCACCAAATATTTTTTTACCTTCTTTATCTCTATTAACAATATTACTAGTAATATCTGCTGTTAACATTAAAGGTTCAGCAACTTTACCTAAAAATTTTAATGGTTTTGATACTACTTTTAATACTTTACTTTCTTTTATACCTGTTTTGATTTTTTGGAGAATAGATTTTTCTTTCACTTTTCCAAATTTATCAGTTACATTTTTTACAGTATCAGTAACTTTCTTAACTGGTGTTTTAGCTTTAATTTTATCTTTTAATAAAGTAGCAATTCCTAATGCACCAAGAACTTTAGTTCCTCCAGGTATAACTTTAAGAATACCAACAACGCCTTTAATAATAGCTTCACCTATTGGTTTTATTTTATCAACAACAATGGATGCTGCTGTTGATATATTTTTTATAACTTTATTTTCTTTGAAGAAATTTCTTATACTTGTTTTTATGTTATTGAGAAAAGCATTTCCTGTTAGAAAATCTTTAATTGAACTAACCACGCCTTTAATTTTAGAAACAATACCCTGTATAAATTCGTTACTTTTGATATATTTATATAAGTTTTCAACTTTTGAAGAGAGTGAAGCAAATATTTTTGAATCTTTTAATCCTGTTACTAATTTTTTAATATTTTCAATTGGATTTTTGACAAATGTTTTTAATCCATCAAATATTTTTGTAAATAGTGGTAATGTAAAGAACTTTTTCGCAAGTGAGCCGATTGTTAGTGCTGCCTTACCTACATTTTTTACAAGAGAAAATATTCCACTCACTCCTTTTTTAAGCATAGCCATAAATCCCAACCCACCAATAGCAAGTAATGCTGTTTTAAGTAATCCAAATCCTGATCCTATAAGCCCTGTTACATTACTTAATAAACCGCCTAATCCTGCAAGTAGTGAACCAAAAATACCACCTTTAAATAATGACTTACTCTTATCAATAACAGTTTTACTATATTTATGCTCTTTTAATAGTTTTTGTAACAAAGAAATCATTTTCTTATCACGAATTTCTTCTCGTTTTTCTTTTCTTTGTTCTCTTATTCTTTCAGCAAATCTTTCTTTTTGTGACCCAAGAGCATCAGAAATCTTTTTAAGTAAAACTTTTTGTTTTGATAAAATTTTAATTTCTTGTTTTTCTGCTTTTGTTTCACTCTTTTTAACAATTGCTTTATTACTTATTGATTTTATTACTGAAGATTCTTTTAGTTTTGTAAATAATTTTTTAGTATTATTTACAATAGTTTTTGCTAACGATTTTTCTGATCTCTTATCTAAAATTACTGTTATCTTATTTATAGTACTTTTACTCGGTATATTTATTGCTTTAGCACTAGCAATAGCTCCTGTAGTTGCACCTGTTACAATTTTTTGTTTTTTAGTAACTTTTTCTTCAATAATAGATTTTGGTTTTTTAAATATAGAAAATACACTTTTAACTTTAGAAATTAAAGTAGTTCTTTCTTTTTGTGATTCACTTTTTTGTTTTTCTCTATGTTTTCTTGCTTCTTGTCTGTTTTTTTCTTGTTGTTTTTTAATATCAGTAAAAATCCCACCACTAATAGTTCCAGTAGCAGCACCTGCCACAGTTGATGGTCTAAATGTAGTTGCTGATTCTTTAACAGGTTCAGGTTTGTATGGTTTTTTAGAAAAGAATCCTTGTTTAAATTCACTAAACTTAGCAAATGGTGAACCTTCACCAGCTTTACCTAATGTATGACCTTCACTTATTTTTCCAAGTTTAGAAACAGCTCCATATATTTTAGATATAAGTTTATTATTCTCACCGAATGCTGTTCTTAAAAGATCAACACCTTTTTTAACTGAATCAACTCCTTTAATTAATGCTGCTGATGTTTTAACAGCTGCTGCACCTGATTTAGTTGGTGAAAATATTTTAGACATTAATCTTGTAAATAAATATTTAACAGGACTAAACATTCCTTTCATTAACCATTTACCAACAGTAAGAATTGAATCTTTAATTAATCCTATTGCTTTTTCAATATAAGGCCAAAGCATTTTAACAAACGGACCTAAGAAACCTGCATTTGTTAATATATTTGCGAAGAAATCATCAGTTGATGTAACAAAATTAGACGCCATTTGTTTTACTTCATTAGAAATAACTGTCCCTATTGTTTTCATATACTTAAATGCTTCTGATCCTGTTATTTTAATTATATCAATTGCTGTTTCAAATTTTTTAATTAATTTATTTTTAAGAGTGACTCTTCTTGCTTCTTCTGCTCTTAATAAACCAGTAGAAGTAACAGATAAAAATTGTTTTAATAAAGGATTGTTTGTTGTTTCTATAAGTTTCCTAATAGTAGGTGCAAGTAATTGAACAGCTTCTTCTTGCATTCCTACAATACCAGCCAGTTTAAAAACTAAATTAGAAATAACATCAAGATTATGAGCTTTATCAAAATATTTTCCTTGTTTATAAGCTTCACTAATTTTATCTTTGTTTTTCCATTGCTCATAACCTTCAGCATATTTTCCTACAAATTTTCTTGTTATTTTTTCATCAAAACTTTTTGTAGCATTATTTATTTTTTTGAACAATGATTCACTAAATCTTGTTTGTTCAGGAATATCTACATCTTCAGCTGGTTTATTCATAGCTTCGCTGAATGATGTGTTAAATTTTATTTTTCTATCTTCCATAGATAAATCCTTTTATCAATAATATGATATCACTTTATCTATTTTATTGTGATTAAGTAAAATAGATTTTAAAGTTAAATAATATTCAATAGGTAATGTGTTATCTTTTAAAAATGCTGTATAAAACATTCCAATGCTATATTGTGATTTCTTCAATAAAATAATATCATCTAAAGTATTTATTTTTATTCCTACATTATTAAATGTTTTATTATAAAAGATCACATCATCATATTCAAGAGAATTAATACTCACTAAACATGATAAAATTATATTATATGATTTAAGTTTTTCAATAAAGTCATTAAAATCATCAGGATTATTCTTGTAATCTAATTCTAATGTTTCTAAATCAATATAGAATTCGAAATTATTCGGTAATTCATTATTATCTAAATAATCAGTTAAATCATCTCTTGTGATATCTTCATTCATACAGTAAATGTAACCATAATATATTCCTAATTCTTTATCTTTAATATCTACAATATCATCTAATTTATCAACAACATAGTATTGGTTTAAGTTTTTATTATCTGAATAATTATAATTAATTATTCCTATTCTAGTTGATAATAGTTTTGAATTTCTCTCATGTAATGAATTATCATACTTCATTACAAATAGTGCCTTTTGTATTTCTGATTTTGTATCATCATCTAAATCAAGTGAATCATTATAATTTAAAAATAAATCAAATTTATTATAGAAAGAATATGTTTTCCAAATTTGAGTACTAAATCCAGGATACGATATCTCCCCAACTGTTGATAATAGATTTTCATATTTAGAATCATTCACTAATTTAATAAATAAAATATTTTGAAATTCATCAAACAAAAAGTGTGAATCATTTAACAAATCTTCTTTTGTTAAAAAACTATTAATAATAATTACATCTCTAAATTGAGAAGTTCTATCATTAATGGAGTGAATCATATAAAAAGCATCAGTATAATTCATTTCAGTTAAACCTAATGATGCAATTATATTTGATAATAATGATTTTGAGAAAAAATTCATTTTGAAATTAGAAATAAATGAATATAAATCGAGAATTAAAAGAGGAATTGCTACATTCTTTATTAGTAAAACTGTTTTATAAAATGTATCTGTTTTATTGTATTTTGAGAATATTTCATTAAAAATGAATGAATAAAAGTTATCAACAATATATGTAATTCTATGAGTAATTTCATCATATTGTCTTAGTGTTTTATTACTCAATAAATCATGAGAGTTAAAAGTAACACTCAAAACTTCATCAATAAACTTATATACATATTCTTTTAGATTATATTCATGCTCTAATTTTGTCATATTTGAAAATGTAATTCCATTAGGACAATCATTTGTAGTTCCATCATCATTATAAGTTTTTGAATTTGCGATACAATATTCATAAAAATATTTTATTGGAAATAATCTTGGATTTAAGTTTTTCACTGCACCATAATTAGTTACTGTATTACTTTCTTCACATAATTCACTCAATTCAGATGTATCAATATTATTTGGATTAACTATGAAAATATTCCTTAATTTTAAATAATAATATTTGAATAAATCAAAAACAACACAATCATTACAATTTAATGTTTCCTTTAAAGAATCTAAAACATTATTATTAATTGGCTTAAAAGGATATTCTGTTTCAGTAATATCAGGGTTCTCTAATAAATTTTGTATATAACTTTTGTTAATATTAAAATCATTAGTTACAAAAAATAAATTCCTATTTCTCATCTCTATTCCTCTTTATGAATTGTTCAAAATATCTTGTCCTGCTATAACCATATTAGATGAATAAACTTTTAAAATACTTGATTCTTTTACCATATTAAATGAATAAATTTTTTATTTTTCATTCAAAAATAATGATAAAAATAAGATTCACTCTTAATAATTCACAACTGATAATCATAAAATAAAATCTACCATTATTATTGTTTTTATTTTTTATTCATCTAATATTTTTATTATAGATTCCCTGTATTATAATATCTACTATTAGATATGATTTATCTGTTCATGTTTTATAAGATATTAATAAGAACATAAACTATATCTTTATTACAACTTCTATGAATTGTAGTACATGATTATTAACAACAATGTTAACTATATTAGTTACAGAGTACATGATTCCTGAACATTAAGTGAGAGGAATCAGTTGTAGTAGTTATTTTAAATTCATTAGATACTACATTAACAATAGTGAAAATCATAATAGTTTATTCAATCTGTTAAGAACATTTTGAAAAGGTTACAGATATGTCTATCGAAGTAAATCCTCAATCTGTATTATCAATGAAAACACAAATGGAATCAAGTATTCAACAAATTGCAAAACAAAGTTATGTTGAAGCTAAAAGCTCAAGATTATTTAAAAATCCATTTGTAGGAATGAGATTATTTGTACTTGCTAAATTACTTGGTATAAAAGATTATAATAATTTATCGAGTGAAGGATTAGTTGAAGAAATTAGATTAAAAATTGCTCAATCATTTAGTTTAAAACAGTTAGCTATTGTTGGTTTAATAGTTACAGATACTGTTCAGTATGAATTAATGAAGAAAATGCCTTTATTAGTTCCTGATACTCTTGTTCATTTTTTAGTAAATAAAATATTAACACCATTAGTTGATAAATTGATATCAAGAACATATAAAGTTGACACTAGAGATGTTGTATTAGAAGCCTTTTATATTGCAGCAGTTTCTAATGTGTATTTAGATTTAAAATCAACAAAATATGAATTTGAAAATTTAAGTGAACAAGAAAAAATAAAATATGTTAAATTTGTAGTTAAGAATGCTTTTATGTTAGGAAGTTCATATGATTTATCACAATCTATTGCTGATAAGATAGGTGTTGGTAAATCTTATAATAATTTTAGAAGCTTTTATATGATCTATAAATTTTCAAGATTTTATAAACAATATAAATTTGAAATTACATCTGCAAGATTTGTAAATTTATTTACTGAAAGAATTAAAGTTGCTGTTATGAGAATTTTAGGTAAATTTACTGGTAACAAATATTATTGGGTAATTAGAGGTTTATTTGATGTAATACTTGGACCTTTGATGATTGCTGTGTTATTAGACTTTGGTGAAGTGAGTAAAAGAATGGCTGACTCTTATAGAGGTTCTGAACAAAATTTGTTAAAAGGAATTGAACTATGAAGAATGAAAAAATAGTATATAAAGAAATTGAACAAGCTAAAAAACTTTATATGCCTTTAGTTATGAAAAGTTATGCAAGAGTTAAACAGAATACTACAGGAATTAAAAATATTTTCTTATCATTAAGATTTGAAATGATTAACCAGGTATTAAACATTAATATTAACTCTCTTGATGAATTAAAAAGAATACAACTAACAAAACAACAAGAAAGAAAATTATTACTAGTATTATTTGTTGTAGACTTCTTTCAATATAATATAACAAAACATATGCATCATATTGTTCCTGATAGTGTTGTTAATGCAATTTTAAAATTATTGTATTATCCTGTTATTAAAAAAATTGATAAAATTATCACAGGAAAATCAGTAAATTTAGATAATAAATATTTATATGATAGTGCGTGTTATTCAATTCTTATCGCAGTAAGTACTCATCATGATTTAGGTATTCCCAAAATTAACCCAAAAATAATAAAAGATGATGAGTGTGATAAAACCGAATTAAAGAAAGCATTCACAAGTATCATTGCTATGACTGAATCGTTTTCATTAAGTGAATATTTATTAGGATTAATTGATCCACGCTTAAAAACAAAATATATTAACATGCAACTTATCTATTCGATAGGAAAATTATTATTTGATGCAAATAGATTTAAAAGTTTATATATAAAGAGTAATTCTGAAAAAGCAGCACATGATTTTGGGACATATACAGCAATAATTGCAGTACTTGCTAATTCAATAATATATAATATTGTTCAAAGATTAATTAAATCAAAAATTTCTATTTATGTAAGAGCATTTTTAGTTTTATTTGTTGAATCTTTTGCAATTTATTATTACATTAGACAATTATTTTCTAGTATATTTGATCATGATTTTGATTTTGAATTTAATTTTGATGGCGCATTTGATAATGTTATTCCTGATAAAATTTAAATATTTTTAATTGTATATAAATAATAACAGAGATCACAATCAAGATCTCTGTTAATTTTTATTTTTCAAAATCAAAAATGTAAAGGAGTTTAGCGATGGGTGAAATGAATATGAATCTTCAAGATTTATTAGGAGAAGATTTAGAAGTTGAAGCAAAAATTGAATCAGAAATTAAACAAATGAAACCTCAAGAAACAAAAAGTGAAGTAACGAGTGAACCTGTTACAGATGTTGATACAACAGATGTGAATCTTGATGTAATTAGTGAAGATGAAAGTCAACCAGCTGAAGATGTTAAATATGATAAAGAGATTATTCCACCATTTAAAGATAAATATCTAAAAGATTTATTAACTGATTACAATTGGATTGAGAGAGATGGTAATTACTATATTCAAAAAGCAGGCGAAAGAATTTTAGAGCAAAGAAATAAATATTTTTATCTTGCTCCAGAATTGCTTGAAAAACTTGGATTTGAAATTCTTGATGTTACTGGTATCAATGGTGGATCATTTGTTGCAACAGCAAGAAAAGATAACATGTTGATTGTTGCAAATGAAAGTGTTACTGGTTATTATCCTTCAACAATTACAATTATTGAAAATGATAATGTTGAGGTGATTAAAATTAAACACAACAAAAAAGCATTTCTTGAACTACTTGAAAGATTAAATAAAGGAGGACAAAATGGCTGATAAACCACAATTTCCAAAAAATTTAAAACTTGTCCTCCCATATAGTAGTGAGGAGAAAAAAGCAGAATTTCATAACATTGTCAATAGACATAAAAAAGGCGAAATTAAAATATTCAAAATAAAATTCATCCAACCTCCTGTATTATATAAAAAAGGGTTTGATCCAAATAAACATCAAAAACAAGATCGAATTTTAAAAACAACAGGATATATATTATCAATTGATAATGCAGAATTTACAGAAAATGGAATTATATATCACAATGCACTATTTGATTATAATTGGATTGATACAGTGCACTATTACATAAGAAAACAAACATAGTTATTAAAAATGAAAGGAGTTTGCTATGAAGGAGGCTACACTATTTTTGAGTAGAGATTTAGAAACAAAAGAAACTGAATACAAAAATATTTTCAAAAGACATATTAACAAAGAAGTGCAAATTACTGATGTTGTTCTTATGGATAAATCAAAAGCAGTGAATAAAGTGAAGAATGGATTAATTAGTGAATCTTATGATGATATTGACAAATATTATGAATTTCATAAGAAAGGCGATATGATAGGAATTACTGAAGAGGGTGTTGGATATAAATTTAACAATGAGGACATTATTGTTCCTGCATACTTATTTGATGCAGTAAAATATAGAGTGAAGAAAAAAGAACCTTCACTCGTTTAAAATTTATTAATTGAAAAGGAGTTTGTTATGAGTCAGCAACTAATATATCAAGGGGTTGATAAGAAAGATATACTTATCAACCTTGTTGATTGGAAAAGTATTCAGGAAAATGATAAAAGTGAAGTATTTCTTGAAGTTTACAATGTTGAAACTGCATTTACAAGTAAACCAAGTAAAGTCATTATCTATTTCAACAAAGAAACAGAACCTACTATGATCAAGGTTGAAGATTCATGTAGATCAAAAAATATTTGGTTAAAGCTTGATGACGATAATAAATTTAGAACATTTAAAGTTGAAAAATTTAAACTGATGTTCCATAGCGATGGAGATTTTCACTCTACTGATATTCCAATGATGATTTTCAATCCTGAAAAACCTTACTGGTGTTATAGTAACAGAAACCCAATCCATTCATATGATGATACTCTAAATCTTGTAAATGAGTTATTTGAAGTAGTTTATGGTGAAGGTTTTGAAAAGGCTGTTGAATTATTTGATGAAGATTACAAAAAAGAATTAAGATATATTAATAAGATTAAAAGAGTATCTGAAGAACTTGATAAGTTACTTGAGCGTACAGGAAGGGAAGATTTCTATGCGTTAAAGTACAAATTTATTGATAAAGAGCTTGATAACGGCTACAAAATTAAAGTTAAATTTGAATCAGGAAATTATGCAGTAAAATATATAGAGGAAGTCATTTATGTTTAACTTCCTCTATTTTTTCTTTGTTTTAAACTGGAGCCTATGTTAAACCAACCTAAAAGAAAGAAGTAAATGTGGTCAATGTGGAATTAAATTATATTAAAAATAAATTAAATTGTCAAGGAGTTTGAAGATGAAATTTGAAGAATTTGTTAAAGAATGGTATGATGTGATGAATGATTCAGGAATGATGACTAATATTAATGATTTTCGTATTGATTTTAAAAATCAACAAATAATCATAAATATTGACCCTACAGTTGATCCAGATGATTCAGAATTATATTGTGTATTAGGTGATTATTTAAATAATATAAATGTAGGTGATCACAATTATATTATTTATACCACACCCGTTAAATGGAGATATGTTATTAAAGAAAAAGATAGTAAAACATGTCCTCCTTCAAATATCAATTGTTTTGTTGAAGTGAAAGAATTTATTGTTGATATTCGAGGAATTGGTGTTGAATTAAGAACATATGATGATCAATTTTTATATGATATTAAAAAATTTAAAGAAGTATTAAAGAGATATCTTGAAAACAATATAGATGCTGTAGGTATTTATTCTGATACAATTATTTTGTATAAGAATACAGATAGAGGTTCGTTAAAGAGTTTTATTGAGATACATAGAGATGAACATGATATTATTAAAGATTATCCTGAATTTAGTCATCATTATGTTTATGAGTCATATGATGAAAAATATAAAGAAATAAAGAAACTTGTAATTGATTATATTTTAAATCTTGTGAAAGGTGATTGCTAATGATTCCAATGTATCAGATAATTGAAGAAATAAGAAATGCTGAAGGCACAAATGCTAAAAAAGAAGTGCTTAAAAAATATCAAGATAATCAAGATTTTAGAGCTTTACTGAAGCTAACTTATGACCCAAGATTTAAGTATTGGATTACAGAAAAACAATTTAATCCTCAAAGAACAGGTGATAAAATTATTACGAAAGATTTCTTAATAGAATCTTTAAATCCATTATTTAAAAGAGAAGTTACTGGTCATGCAGCAAGAGATTATATTAATTCAAAAGGCGAAGAGCTTATAAAAGAAGAACAAGAAATTCTTAAGCTCGTATTAAAAAGAGATTTAAGAATTTCTTTAAATAGAAAATCAATTAATTCAGTATTTGGTGATTATTTTGTATTTGATCCACCATATATGAGATGTCAACTATTAAGTGAAAAAACTCAAAAAAGAATCAAATTTCCTGCTTATTGTCAATTAAAAGCAGATGGTATGTTTGTTAATATCATTCACAGATATGAGAATAATAGGCACTGGTTTGAATTAATGAGTAGACAAGGTGAAAGACTCTATGTTCTTGAAGCAATATTAAAAAATGATTTGATGAAAATTTTTGAACATGAATCAGCAATTGATAAAAACTTTGTAATTCATGGTGAGTGTCTCATTGAAGGAGTTAATGATAGAAAAATCTCAAATGGTATCTTAAATAGAGATGAAATACCAAGTGAGTATCATGATAAAATCTATTTTATGTGTTGGGATGAAGTAAATTATTTTGATTGGTTAAATGGAGAACATAAAGTTCCATATGAAAGAAGATTTAGTATCTTAAAAGACTTTATTGAGAATAAAACTGATCA